AAAGCCTTTCTTGCGGTCCTGAAAGCACCGCCAGAAGAGATGGACGCACATTTTGACGCAATGACAATCCCGCAGATTGAAAAGTTCATAGAACTGTGGAAAGCCAAAACAAAACATCGGGGAATTTCCCTGCCGGAAGGAGTTGTACTGTGAAGATCAGACTTGCATATTTGCCCAGCGAAACCACAGAGGCTAAAGCCGTTTTAAAGGCAATCCAGACCTGTGTGCCCGGCCTGAAGTGCCACGAAAGTGAACATTATCCCCCGTTTTTGCACATGTATTTGAGCACTGAAAAGCCCGGAAATGCCCGTAAAATCAGGGAAAACACTTGATATACCCCCCCTGTTTATGGTACAATAGATGCGTAAGAGTACCGCCCAGGCCGCCGCAAAGCGGACCGGGTTAGCCAATCTGTTGCAGATCAGGCACGGGAAACAGCATATTTGCTGTTCCTGTGCCTTTTTTAATTTATCAAGCCGAACTCACGGCGTAAAAAAGAGGAGAATGAAAAAATGAGCGAAAACACCAACACACCCAAACCCGAACAGCAGCCCACACACGCAACCCCGGCGGATAACGGGGGACAGGGCACGGAAAGACTGTTCACACAAGACGAATTAAACAGCATCATACAGGAGCGGCTTGCCCGCGAAAGAGCAAAGGCAGAGCCGACACCGGAAGAGATGCGAGAAGCGGACTTGAAGTCCCGTGAGGCAAAAATGACTTGCCGTGAATTTATCGCGGATAAGGGCTATCCTTCCGCGCTGCTGGATATTCTGCCCACCAATGACGCAGAGGCGTTCCAAAAGGCCGTGAAGGCCTTGGATAATGCGATAGGGCTTCCATCCAAGGACCGAAAGCCGCCCGCCAGATTCATGGCGCCGGTTGGCCTTGGGGGATCCCCGGCAGGTGATTCCCTGATTGCTGACGCCTTCAAGCTTCCGAAGCGTGAATGAAAGGAGATTTTTTAAATGGCAACAATTGATCTTGTAACAAAATTTGAACCTTATGTTGATGAGCAATTTTCCCAAGAATCCAAGCTGGAGCTTTTGACCAACCAGGATTTCAGTTGGACCGGAGCACACAGCATCAAAATTTATTCCGTTACCACAGCGGCTATGAACGACTATGACCGTAGCGGGGCCTTGAGTGACACCCAGTGGAGTCGGTTTGGCCCGGTCCAGTCCCTGGACGCCACTACACAAGAAATGGTGCTGAGCCGTGATCGGTCATTTACATTCGCAATCGATAAGCTCGATGAGGATGAGACCGCAATGCAGCTTTCCGCCGCTGCCGCCCTGGCCCGTCAGAACCGGGAAGTTTGTATTCCGGAGGTTGACGCTTATTGCTATGGTAAGATTGCAGAAAGCGCCGGCACAGTAAAGGAAATCGAGGCGGATGTCATTGCCGACGCAAATAGTATCTATGGCCTGATCCTGGAAGCTTCAGAGGTGTTGGACAATGCTATGGTTCCCGAGACTGATCGGACACTGTTGGTAACGCCAGCAGTCTATGCAACCATGAAGCTGAGCGGCCAAATATCTGTGGACACGAACATAGGCGAAAAAGCCCGCATTCAGGGCGTTATTGCCCGTCTGGACGGGGCGTATGTGGTAAAAGTCCCGTCGGCGAGACTGCCGGAAGGCGTGGCCTTTATCCTGGCCCACAAATCCGCGACGGTGGCCCCCACGAAACTGGAAGATTTCAGGGTTCATACAGACCCGATTGGGATCAGCGGCGCCCTGATCGAAGGCCGAATTTGCTATGACGCCTTTGTCCTGAACAACAAAAAAATGGGCATTTACGTTGCCAAGATCGCGACGGCATAACAGGCGGAGGGGCTGCGGAAAACCGTGGCCCCTCTGTCCTTGAGGAAACGACGATGGCAAAGAAACGCTTGAAAATGGGCTCATCCACAGAGATTCGGCGCACGATCAACCGAATCAACAATCTGCTGCTGAATGGCGAAATTGACGCCCGAACCGCCAACGGCCTTTTATACGGCTGCAATGTTGCCCTGGGCGCGATCCGCATTGACGATCAGCAAAAGAAAATTGATGAGCTGGAACAAATTCTGGAAAGCATAGGAGCGCACAGACATGGAAAACAGACTTAGGAACCTGGAACACAAGATCAAAGAACTGCTTGCCGAAAAGCACGAATGTACATTGCTCTATGCGGACGGATCAAGCAGACGAATGAGCGGCCATGACGCGATTATCAGCGCGGTCAAAAGCATTTCCGGACAAGAGCCGGAAGTCAGGGGCGTGCTGTCCCCGGACGGCCAGACCGTCAGCGGCGGCCTTGTAAATGCGCTGCTGCGCGCCGGATCGGAGGCGGGTATATGAAGGTTGCAAAACTGATATCACAAGCCCGGAGACTGCAGGATGTCATAAGCATGGAACAGCCTGCGCCTGTGGACGCGCTCAGCCAAAGCCTGTGGGAATTTGGCCGGGAGCTGTCTGAGCTGGACGCGCTTGGAAAAGTCCTGGAGGCGGATGCGCTGGGTATTGACCTGCCGGCGCTGGAGAGCATGACAGAGAGCTATGTAAGGCCGCTGTGGGCCTAGTCTGCAGGAGGGAGCCATGACAAAACTGGAGGCGCTGGAAGAGAGAATAGCCGCCATTCGCTCCAGACCGCTGGTGCTGCTGTGCCGGACGCCGTCCGGGGAAGAAAAACCCATGAGCGTTGCGGAGTGCGTGAAAACCGGCAGCGTCTACCTGCACACTGTTATAGGTGCTGACCTGGATGATCTGGATGCGCTGCTGGCCAGCGCCCTAGAGAATATCAGCTCATCTTTGTGAGCTTGTAAAATATCTAAACAGGATTTCAGGGAAAATGTGTTGCCCTCCCCCGCAACCACTTTCACCTAGGACGGACTTTAATGTGCTTGTCATGTTAAAGTCCGTCTTTTCATTTTTCTGGGTGACGTCTATGCGTTCAATGAGAAGATGCACGGCCTTTTCGTCGGCGCTGGCCTTTAAAGCCTCCAGCCAGGTCTTGATCTGCTCCACGGTGAAGTCTGCCGGGGGCGTGGTCTCCTGCAGCTGGGCGATTTCGCCTTTGATAGCCTGCATCTGTGTGCCAATGTCGGCCACGATCTCAGGCGGCAGCGCACCCGTAGAAAGGTTTTGCATTAGGGCGTCATATTCTGCTTGCTTTGCCTGAATACGCCGCTGTAAAGCCCTGTTGAAGGCCGCGACACGGTTATTTTCCTCAGACTGGTACTGACGCAGGGCCGCCGCAATGCGCTCCTGGTTGTCCTCGCGAAGAAGATTGCGCAGATAATCTATAGCGGCCTTGTCCACCTTCTCCATGGGAAGAATGCTCGCTCCACATCTCTTGGAGCAATAATAACGGAAATATTCGTGACCTTTTCTTGTGGTGTGCATGGCGTGCATTTTGGCGCCGCATTGACAGTATACAAGACCGCTGCACAGATAACCCGCTCTTTTCCCGGTTTGCTTTCGTTCTGTCATAATCCGTTGTACCTCCACAAATTGCGCCTTGCTGACAATGATCGGCAGGGCGTTTTCTATTCGTATGGCGTTTGGTTTGCTTCTCCGGTCTTCCCGGCGCACTTCCTCTGCTGTGCTGTATGTATACGTCCCCGTATATTTTTCATTCCTCAACATTTCATATATTTGCGGGTACCGGATCGGCTTTCCCCTTTTCCCACGAATACCGGCTGTCTCCATTTCCTGAATGATTGCGGTAAACCCTTCCCGGTTGCTGGCAGCGTCAAAGATTTTGCGGACATACCCGGCTTCCAGATCGTTAATGACATATTCCTGATCTATCACGTCATACCCAAATGGAGCATAACCCCCATTATGCTTTGCTTTCAGCGCGGTTTCCCTGTGGCCCTTCTTGACCTCTACGGCCAGATTGTCAATGTAATACTCCGACAGGGACCACATGAGCGTCCGCATGATTTTGGCCTCGTTGGAGCTGCCGAAATCCTGGGCCACGGCAACCAGCTCCACCTGTTTGTCTTTGAGCCGCTTTTCTAGGTTCACATGTTCCCCCAGGTTACGGGCCACACGGTCATACTTGTGGATCAGGATCACACCAAATATACCCTTATCCACATCCCGCAACATCTTTTGATACGCCTTCCGGTTTGCCGTTGCGCTGCCCTTTCCGCTTATGGCCTCATCCGCATAGACGTCAACCACAGAAAGCCCTTTCCGCTCTGCATACTCCTGACAGGCCCGCACCTGGGCATCAATGCTGGCCTCATCTTGCTTATCTGAGCTGAACCGGGCATATATTACGGCTTTCACTGCAACTTCACATCCTTTCTGTACGCCGGAAAAAAGAGGATAAATCCGGGAAAAAAGCCCAACCTTTCTTTCTTTATGTCTCATCGCCCTCTGTGGGCTGTTTAACGGCCTCTTGTGGGCCTCCACGGTGTAAGGTGGACTTACTCCGTATCTTCGTCAGAGGGCGTATCCTGGCGCCTGTATTTGGGGATTTCGGTTAGTTCTTCTACACGTTCAACGGCTTTTTGTTGGCCTACATCATTAAGCCCAGGCAACATTGAAAGAATTTTCATTTCTGGGCTTAACCTTTGATATTGTTCATGAATTTGTTCTTCTGAAGAAAGCTCTGGCACCTCTATTCCCGATAAAACTTCCAATGGAATATTTAATACATCTGAAATCGGAAATAGCATATCAAGGGACAAACCTTTATTGCGTGCCATCGCTGATTGAAAAGAAGATGGCGCAATCCCTGCAGCAATTGCCAATTTTCTCCGGCTTAGATTTCGAGCTTCTAAGATTTGGTCTATACGCTCACATACTGTCAACTATATCACTCCAATTGCGCATCTTATGACTTTATTATACACATGAATAAACGAAAATCAATTATCAACTTGACATTTAAACGAAAAAGATTTACAATGAGCGAAGATAAACGAAATTCGCTCAATTTAAACAAAGAGAGGTGAAAACATGTTCATCAACACATTCAAGATCGAGGCTAAGCTTGCAGAGCTGGAGCTTACCAGGGTGGAGCTTGCAGACCGCTGCGGCATATCCCGGCAAAATATCAGTACCATCATCCGCCGGGGAACCGCTGAACCCAAGACGATTGGAAAGCTGGCAAAGGGCCTGGGCGTGGACGTCACTGAAATATTGGAAGGGGGGAAACAATGAGCGATTCAACAATGTGCCGTATTCCGGTAACGGCAACTTACACCAGCTACAACGATAAGCCGCCGGTATTGACAGCGGCTGAATATGTGGACATCCCCGCCGACGTGATTGCTCGGTTTCTGATCGAGCGGCTGGGCGGGGAGATTCCGGGACTGGAGGCGACTGAATGACGGATGATCTCGCATTCCTGATGGAACACGGCATGTCCCTGACAGAGGTTGACAGGCTTATGAAAACGGGCCTGACATTGCCTGAGATCGCCCATGCGGCCAGGGGAAGGGTAGATAGAGGCTTGCCCCTCGTAGAGCCACAGGAAGCTGTTAAAGAGGCCCTGCCGGAGTTCTTCGACGACAAAGAGCGATTCCTGCACAACGTCATGGGGGATTATCTGATAGCAAATCACGGCGTTTGCAAGATTAACGGCACTGTACATATCTACGACAATGGATTGTACAAGCCTGGTGAGGAAGCATTGCACGGACGAATGGTGGAGCTTTTGCCCCGCTTGTCGGCTGCCAAACGGCGCGAGGTTTTCAGCTATATCAAAGTAAATCCGCTGACACCGGTCAAGGAACTGTCCCCGCCTACCCTGATCCCGTTTCGGCATCAGATTTATGACGTGAGCACAGATTCATTTTTGGATTACTCCAGCCGGTATGTATTTCTGAACCGCTTTCCCTACGACTATGACCCGGAGGCCCCGGAATGCCCCATGGTTACGGACATGCTCGACAAGATCGCTTGTGGAGACAAAGAGGTTATAAAGCTGCTGCTTGAGGCCATCGGCAATTGCTTTTATCTGCTGAACTCTTACCGGGGCGCGGTCATGTTGTACGGCCCGAGCGGCAGCAACGGCAAATCCTCGCTGCTCAACATGGTCACGCAGCTTCTTGGCCGCGAGAACGCAAGCTTTCTGAGCCTCCAGGACACAGCTGAAAAATTCCGACTTATGGAAATGTACGGCAAAGCTGTCAATATCGGTGACGATATCCCGGCAACCTGTCTTTCTGATAGTTCGTTGTTTAAAAAGATTGTCACCGGCGAAACGATCACGGCTGAGAAAAAAGGACAAGACCCCGTATTTTTCCGGCCTTATGCAAAACTGTTTTTCTCTTTAAACGCTCTGCCGCCGGTAAGTGACAAAAGCCGGGCCTTTTTCAGTAGAGTTCTGTTGATTCCCCTCAACAACGACTTTTCCACCCCGGAAAACCGGGATCCCTCTTTGAAGGATCGCAAATGGTCAACAGAGGAAATGGAATACCTGACCCGGTTGGCTGTGGATGGCCTTAAGCGCCTGTTTGCCCAGGGAGAATTTACAAGGCCGGGCTGCGTGACTCAGGCAATGATGGAATACCAAATTGAAAATGATCCTATCCTTGGTTTTATGTCAGAGCGCATAGAACCTATTACCTATCAACCGACGCAAAAAGTATATGAGGATTTCCGGCTGTGGTGTGAGCGCAACGGGATTCGCGATATCCTCTCACATTCAAAGTTTTCGCGGCATGTGTGCGCTCAATACGGGCTTGAGACTAGGACTTTGTATAATCCAACGTTTAAAAACAAACGCGCAAAGTGCTTTGTTCCCAAAAATTCTCCCTGATTTTACATTTTGTTACTGGCAAAAAAATCAAAGGGGAACACCGCAAAACCTTGCGGCCCAAGGGATTCAGCGATTTTGTTACCGTGTTACTGTTTTTTTCCTTAAAATTAAAAAAATATGTATATATATAAAATATATAGAATATGGCAAAAAAACAGTAATTCAGTAAGAAACAACCGCAAAGCATTGAAAACACTGGATTTTTTAATTTTGACTTCGGTAAGAAAGGGTAACAATTATGTTCAATTCCTCCAAGATTCTGCAAATCATCCCGGCGCCCTCTGATATGTGGGTCCAAAACAGAGACGGGGACGAATATTACTACACGCGCGTCGTTTGCCTGGCCCTGGTGGAATGGCCGGACGGTGACAGGACGGTAGAGATCATGGACATTTCAGACGGTGACGGAGCAATTTTACAGGCTGATTGTCCCTGTATCATGTGGAAGAAAACCGCGACGGAATTCAGCTTTGAAAACCGCGCGCCGGTAATGCGGGCTTTTGTAGAAAGGCCGGAAGGGAAAAAGAAATGATGGACGTGTCGAAAAGCTACGATCTTTTTGAAACCCTGGAAGGGGAAGTAATGAACAGCCTTGTTCAGCTGCTGCCGAAACTTTCACCGGAAAGCCTGAAAAGACTTCGAATTTTCGTTGACCTGTTGGCTGCAGAGAAAGAGAAAGCCGCCCCGGTGCAGTAACACCGGAGCGGCAAGGGAATGACATGCCTGATAGAGTGATCAATGCCACTCTCAGTATAACACAATTTGCATGGAGGTGCAAGTATGAAAATAAAAGAACATAAAACCCTGGCGGAAATGGCTGTCGAGCTGACACCAGAAGAGGCCAAAGCCTTTCTTGCGGTCCTGAAAGCACCGCCAGAAGAGATGGACGCACATTTTGACGCAATGACAATCCCGCAGATTGAAAAGTTCATAGAACTGTGGAAAGCCAAAACAAAACATCGGGGAA